CTCCTCGTCACTGGCACCCAGCCCGGCCGCGCCGCCCGCGCCGCCGTGCTCGAGGCCCCACAGGTGCCGCAGCATCACCCGCGCCGCGTACGTCATCGCGTACGGGATCACCGGCCAGCCCGCCGTGTACTGCCACAGGTACGGCCCGTAGTAGAACGGCAGGCCGGAGGTGTGCCGCACCCAGCCCTTCACCGGGTCGGCGTACAGCTGCGACAGCGGGTAGGTGACGCCGTAGACCATGACCGGGAACATCGGGCTCGGCGGGGTCGGCACGACCCGCGTCGTGTCGTAGACGAACTGCGACGGTACCGACGTCCAGGCCACCAGGCCGGTCACCGGCGGCTTGCTGAGCTGGGTGATCAGGCCGCCGACCCGCAGGGTCTCCACGACCGTCTGCACGATCACCGGGCCGCAGTACCACTCCAGCCACGACGTGATCGCCTCGGAGAACTCCCGGATCTCCTGATCCCACGTCGTGTTCTGCGGCGAGACGGACAGCGTGGCCTTCGCGTCGGCGAACTGGAGGATGGCGGTCTCGTTCAGCGCCCACACGTCGAACGCGTCCTCACCCGAGCCCGGGTAGGTCGGGTCAGCGCACGACCACGACCAGGTGTGGTGGCCCGCCACCGTCGTGTTGTAGGCCGCCTGGAACGTGCCCGCACCGGGGTTGGCCAGCGACGGCGTGGCCGTCGTGCCGCCCGGCAGGTTGACCGTGAGCACCGGCTGGGTCGCGACCGGGTTGACCGGGTTGCCGTTCGCGTCGGTCAGGGTGAAGGCGAGCGGCACCGGCTGCCCAAGGTAGTACGGCACCGCTCACCTCCCTCCTCGCCCCTCCAGGACGCCTGCGATGCTTGCTCAGGCCGGCGGCGCGGCGGGAGCGGACGGTTCCGCCGGGGCCGGGATCTCGGCGCCGGAACGCTGGTCGGCCACCGTCACCGTGTCCTCCGCGGCCACGCCGGACGCCCGCTGGTCGGCCACCGACACGGGATCGGCCGCGGGCGCGGCCACGGGCGCGGGAAGCACGGACACGGCCGGGGGGATCACCAGGTGCTCCACGGCCTCCATCCGGGTCTCCAGCGCGTCGAGACGCGCCGACGTGCCAGCGGGAGGCGCGTCGGAAGTGGCGGCCACGCCGGGCAGCACGTCGCCCGCGAGCTTCTTCACCAGGTCCACGGCCGCCGACTCCAGCACGGTCGTGTCACCCTCGGCGAGCGGCTCCAGCTGCTTCACGAGCCCTTCCACGGCGGGAAGCGCCCCGCTGGCGTCACTTTCGAGCCGGTCGCGGACTCCGCGGAGCCCGGCCAGCAGATCTGTCCCGAACGACATCGGGGTTCCTCTCTGCGGTGGTTTCCCGCCGCGGGTTGCCCGCGCTGCCTTGTGACAGGCGGTCGATCTGGTTCTGGAGCTCGGCCGCGCGCTCGTGCTCGAAACACCCGGCGGCCTGGCGGCGTTCGGCCTCCAGGCGCCCGAGCACGAGCGCGCGGTCTGCGGTCACTGCCTGGACAGCAGCAGGTAGGGGATACCGCCGTGGCCGCTCGGGACCGCCGCAGTCATCGTCGGCAGCACCGACGGAGCTGTCGCGGTCGCCGCGAGCGTGCCCGTCGAGAACATCGCCACCTGCCCCGTGACCGCGCCGCCGGCGACCGCGCCGCCGGCCATGCCGTCGAAGGTGTCGCCGGTCGTCCCCGCCTGGTACACCGCGACACCAACCACGGTCGGCCCGGCCACCGGGGTCACCGCCCACTGACCCGGGCCGCCCGCCGGTCCCTGCGGCGTGCCCGGCTGGGCGACGTCCGCGTTCACCGTCGAGGCCAGCTGGATCTTCTGGCTGCCGATGGCCCACCCGGTCGCGGTGGTGTTATCCGTGGACTGCGCCAGCAGCGCCGCGCCCGTGGCGACACCGTTGTAGAGGGCCACCCACGAGTGCGTCAGGGTGCCTCCGGCGACTGACACCAGGAACGACACGTAGTTGAAGATGTCGCCGTCCTGGACCGGCACGGCATAGACGTTCAGCTGCGTCGTCGTCAGCGCGTACCCGCCGGTGATGTCCCGCCGGTTGATGGTCCGCCGGTACGGCGGGAACGGCGTGCCGTCGAGCACCCATTCCTCTTCGGCGACCGGGTACCGGCCCGCCACAAGATCCGTCATGATTCGTTCCCTTCCGCTGCCTGGTCCTTCCAGGTCAGCCGATGGATCAGAAGCCGATCAGGCCGCCGCTGGTACCCGTGGACAGTGCGGCACCCAGGGCGCCGACCGAGTTGACGTTCCCGTACGAGATCGCCTGGCTGGAGGTGTTCTGGTAGCGGTTCGCCATGCTCGCCGCGTACGCGTACAGCTGGAACCGGACCTGCAGCGTGCCCGACAGCACCTCAGACAGCGTGCGGGAGTGGATCTCGCCTTCCCACAGGAACAGGTCCTGCCAGCGGGCCGCGATGAACGGCTGGTAGACGTCGTTGCCGCCCGACCCGGGCACCGCCGCCGTCGAGCCGTTCGAGATCGTCCCGATCGACGGGGCGACCGTCCCGCCGAACGTGATCGGGACGTTCGGGTCCAGCTTCCACGGGATACCGAGGATGTGACCGACCGGCCCCTCGGCCACCGGCCCGTCGTCGTCGCCCGCCAGCTGGTTGAAGTTCTGGCCCTGCTGCGCCGGGACCACCAGCGGCCGGCCCGTGGTGTCCACGCTGGACGCCAGCGCGTACCAGGCCATGTCGTTGCTGATCCCGCCGTCCGGCGGCAGGAACCGGTTCCGGGAGATCTGCGACAGCAGCTGCGCCACGGCCAGGTAGAAGCTGGGCACGGTCGCCGTCCCGCCGGACCACTGCGCCGTGGTGAGGCCGAGCGCCTGGGTCACGAACCCGTAGGTGTTCTGCGCCGTGCCGAGCACGCCCGTCGGGTACAGGCCGTTCAGCTGCGGGAACCCCGAGCCGAGCATGAGCTGCGCGGACAGCTGCATGTTGTAGTCCGCGGCCAGGTCACCGAAGATGATCTCGTCGAACGCGATGGGCGACTGGTCGAGCAGCTGGATCGCGGCGTCCTGCTGGCCGGCCACGGTCATCACCCGGGCGTTCACGAAGCTGTCCTGGATGTCGCGGCCAGGCACCGGCGCACCGTCGCCGGGCTGCGGGCCGGTCGCCGTGCCCAGCGTCACCCGCGGGATGTTGATCGAGTCGGTGCCGGACGGCAGCGGGAAGTTCCGCCACTGGTCAGCGAACGTGCGCCCGGCCCGCAGGTACGGGATGTAGTCGTCGATCAGCCACAGCGGCGGCACGAAGTAGCCGCCCTGGCCGTCGGTCCGGGAGATGAACCGCTGCTCGCGGCCGGCCTGGGCGTTCTCGAACACCCGCATGCCCTCGGCCTGGAACCGCTCGTAGATACGGGCTTCCTTGCGGCCCACCCGCCGCACCCGGCCGCTCGTGCTGCCCAGGCTCTCGCTGCCCGACAGCGCAGCCTCCATCCGCCGCTCAGCCTCGCGCCTGCGCTGCTCCAGCCGGCGCGGCATCTCCACGCGCAGCTCAGCCTCGTGCCGTTCCTGCCGCTCACGGGCGGCCTTGACACCGCCGTCGGCGTCGCCGCGGCCCAGCGAGATGCGGGCCTCGTCGAGGAAGTACGAGTGACCGGAACCGCGGCCGTAGACGGTGGGCTCGGAAGTGACCGTGACCGCGCCGCCGCCGGCGTTGCCGCCCTCGCGGCCGGTGTCACCGGTCGCGGCACGGGACTCGGCGGCGAGCTTCTCCCGCTGCGCCTGGCGTTCCTCGCGGCCGATCGAGTCGATGACGTCGGTCAGCTCGGCTTCCTTGGCGTCGTACGCGGCACGCTGCTCGGCGGTCAGCTTCCCGTCGCTCGCCCCGTCGAGCATCGTCCGCAGCTCAGCGGTGACAGCGGCGCGGGTTTCCTTCAGGCGGTCAAGGACGTCAGGCATGAAACGGTCCCCTCGGAAGACGCGGCTAGATACGCCGGTCGCTCTCTCGTGGGGACCCGTGTGCAAGCCGCCGTCAGCGGGGCACCGTCCATGCCGTCCTGGCCAGGACGGGGGGCGAGGTCCGGGACTCGATCACTCCCAGTACGCGGCCAGGATAAGCCGGCTAGGCCAGCTCGAGCAACCGCAGCCGCCGCGACAGCAGGTCAGCGTCCGCCATCGCCCCGCCGACCTCCTCGACGACCCCGGAATCGTCAGCGACGATCAGCCCGTCCGCGTTGTACAGCGGCCCGCCGCACTGGTCACAGCACTTCGCGTCCTGCGCGTTCAGCGCCCGGTCACCATCACCGCCCGCGTACACCGGGCAGTCGTCATGCGGGCACGTCAGCGAGTTACTGCCATGCGCTGAGGCGTTGTAGGCAGGCGTCCCGGCGGGCAGGTTGAAATCCGGCGCCGTCGAGAAGTCCTGCACCTCGCCCTGCGACCGGTGCTGCGACCACCGGCCGGGGCCCATGTCCCCGGCCAGCTCGTGGCCGCACGAGCAGCAGTACCTCGCGTCGGCCGAGTTCTGCTGCTGGCAGCCCGAGCACTGCTGGGCCATGTCCTCGACGCCGGCCATGTTGTTGACGTAGCTCTTCGGCTGCATCGCGTGCCCGCACTGGTCGCAGTGCTTCACCGAGTCGGCGTTCACCGAATGGCAGACCGGGCACTCGTTCGTCTCGCCCTTGTGCGCGGTGTACGGCTGCGTCGGGGTACGGTATTCCTTCACCAGTCCGGCCGCCGCGGCCTCGCTGACCGGGAACGCCGTCATCGTCGACCCCCTGGTCGCCGGGTTGGCCGCGAGAGCCACCACGGACACGTCGCCGCG